AATGGTAGCCAGCGGTAAGCCATCATCTTCTGTAAACCAATCCGGTGCGGCCACACCCTTGATGGGCGTAAACACCGGTTCTTCTTTATTCAGGGCTCGCTTACCGGGGTTTCCAGCCAGCTCCTTGCGCGCCGTTGGCTTGGGGCGACGCCCGGAACGCCCCGCCGTTCCAGCCATAAGCGATGCTCCTGGTTAAAATTGATTTTACGCGGGTATAAAAAAACGAGGAGGCGGGCAGTCCGGAAGACGAGGGGCTGCAGAGATTTGACCTCCCCCTCCCCCTTGCCTGATTCAAATGACAATCAATCTCACTTGCGACCCTCTTTTCCGGTCTTCGTGGCGTGACATGACCAGCACAGGCTCTGAAGGTTGGTGTCGGCATCAGTGCCACCCTGAGCCTTTGGTATGATGTGGTCAACACATGAGGCCTGTTTCACGATGCCTCTCTTCAAGTGGTCCTGACACAGCCCGCTGTCTCGCTTCAGAACCCGCTCGCGGATGATCTCCCACTTGGTGCCATATCCCCGCTGATGTCTGGTCTGGCCTGGCTTGTATTGCTTCCAGCCTTCGCCTTTGTGAGATTCGCAGTAACCTGATGGGTCTGTTGAGATCGAGCGACATCCGCGAACACGGCAGGCTTTTGGAGTGCGTGGTGGCATGATATCCTCTTAGTCAAAATAAGAAGGGCCGCCGAAGCGACCCTTGCATTTTATTAGCGTCAATTATTCGCTATCTTCAAGCGCCGCTTGGATTGCATTAGCACAACGAGCTACATAAGACTCGGTTTTTGTGAGCGCAAGGTAGGCCCCCTCCCCTGCAGATGCCGCTTTAGCAATTTCTAACGCAGCCTGGACTGCCAGCAGACGCTGCTTTTGCTCTCTTGTTTGATCTGCACCAAAATACCCTTCAAGCATTTTTATCTCCTTTACCCACAGCCAATCTGTGGAAATAAAAATATTGGGGCTGACGCGAAGAATTCAACTTCATATTTCCATTATAAAGCCCACCCGCAGATGGGCTTTGTAATGGCTACTGACGAACAATGTGTTCGTAACGTGAAACAGTCTTACCATTTTGATTCATCACGTAGGCAACCTCGCCCTCTTTCAGGAAGATGTTCTGATCCATACCGGATACAGCAATACTTTGCTGCCCCGGATTGAAACCTACGCTCAGACCACAGTGAATCTCTTCACCGCCACCAGCCGACATTACTTTTACAGTTAACATAGTTTTCTCCTGCTTCTGCTAATAAAAAAGGCCGCCATTGGCGACCTTGGTTTAATTCATTTCTGTTATCAGGATGTATGACAAGCGTAACAGCAGTAATAACAGCCGTTTGATTGCGAATAGGTTTTCTTGGCTTCTCGCACTGCTGGAGCGCAAGAGTCAAAAATGCCCAAGTATTGCCTGTTCGATTCAAGAGGTAGCCTGTCGCACGAACTTACATGAACCTCATGATCACCATTAGATTGAGCATTTTTATTGACGTAGTAATAGTGTCCCATTTGATTTTCCCAGAGTTATGCTGCGAAATGCAGCGTCTGGAATAGTAACTTTCTCTCGTTTCGCTTGATCCGATATATCCTTATATTATGAGCGGGTTCACTTTAGATGTTTTGACTGAGCGAGCAACTGTCACATTTTGTTCAAGTTACATCGCGCCAAGCTCTCAAGATGAGCGCTAAAAAGGCAATAAAAAACCGCCCGAAGGCGGCTAAATTTTAAGGTTCTTCTCTTCGCTTTATTTCAGCTTCGATTTTCCTGTCGCTTCGTTCTCTTTTACGCTGAGCTTCTTCAGGATCAAAATCAGGTAGTGATTCCCAACCATCATCATCTGGCCCATCTTCTTCTTCGAAGAACCAAAGTGGTATTTCAATTCGTTCGCCAACTTCCCATTGTTTTTCATCCAAGACTTCTTTTGAAGTCTCTTCGGGAACGTTGAAGTAGTATGAATAAACCATATCGCCAGAGTTGCCAGTATCCTCTTGGATCAAATCTTCATCAATTCCCGACTCTTCCAGTTGTTCATCTGTAAGGCCCAAGAATTTAGCTAACTTTGACTGAGTCATGCGTTCTCTCCTGTGTAATTGAGAGACTAGCTAAACACACCACAAATTACATGTATACACCTGTTTTTACTAATGATGACGTCAATCCAGCTTCGCAACGTTTTACAGCGTGGCTAACCGTTATCCCTTATCAGTGGATTCCTCAACTGGCTTAAGGAAGCAGGCTATGAACTCTTTACTTGGACGGCGATAGTTGATTATCTCCACGGGTAATTTCATGAAGCGATTATCTTTAGCAGTGACAAAGCAACTATGCACACCACATATCGCTGTATCGATGCGATCATTATATTCAAACAACAGTTCGGCCATCTTCTCTTGCTACTCTTCCGGCATTGCCTCCATAAATACACGAGGCATCACACAAAGGATGAATAGTTAAGCTCAAACCAAAGCTGTAGGTCTTTACGATATTGTTCATCCATCGTCTTTACCTTTGTTGCATTGAAAGTCCCGCTATTGCGAGGCTCTATTTCAAACATTGCGTATTGATGTATTCCTGCAGCGTTCTTAATGCTGCTTGGTCGCTGAGGATTCCGGATCGGATACCGAGAACGTTTCGTCCAGCAACATCAGAGAGTTCGACGGTGGCATCATTGCCCATGCCGGAGGTGCTGGCGGTTTCGGTTGAGGCTGGCACTGGACACTTGCCTTTGACGAGCACCCGACCACCATTATCAAGCTTGCGCTGCAGAGCAACATTTTGAGCTTTTGCATTGGCCAGTTCCTTCGTGTATTTGGCATCCAGAGCAGCAACATCTCGCTGCCGAGTTGTCATATCAGTGATGGTGGCGTTAGCCAGGATGAGTTTCTCAGTGGCTTTATCGCGCTGGTCTTTGTAAGTGATGGCGTTAGCGCGGTAGTGGTTAATCGCCCAAGCCATGGAAACCAGCAGACAAATGACTACCGCGCAGATGATTGCAGTTAGCCGGCTCATTTATTCAGCCCCCAGCATGTCAACGCGCTTTCCTGGTCACGGCGTTCAACCTGACCGTAACACCCGTTCGCCTGTCCTTTGGTCAGTCGGCAGTCTCGGCCACCGTCTTTAATCCACCAGCGAATTGCTTCGCATGCGCCTTTACGGTCGCCAGCATTTAAACGGGAGTAGAACGTAGACGGTAGACACTTGCCGGGACCAAGGTTATACGGACAGAATGAAGCTATACCAACTTTCTGCGGTGCGGTGAGCGGCACTTTGATATTCCGGTCAACCCATGCCAGCGCCTTATCACGCTCGATGGCATTCACTTTCTTGCACTGCGCCTCGGTAGCTCGCTGGCCTTTAATAACAGGCTTGCCATCAATGACAGTCACGCCGTGGCAAAGTGACCACACTCCACCAGGATCAACGACAGCAGAGAGCGCATTACCTTCTTTCTCACCGATGAACTGATCAAACAAAACCGGAGCTGATGCGCCAGCAGCAATCAGAGAAAGCATGGCAGCGCTTAGCCTTACCTTATTGCCCATTATTCACCTCGTGCGGCTTTACGCCGGTCCTCTTTGATTTTGAAATAAAGGTTTGTCAGATAGGTCAGCAGACCAAACACCAGACTTCCGATGACACCGATAGCTGCCCATTGGGATGGCGATACCTTGTCAGTGAATTGCAACAACCAGTAGCCAGTGTTGGTGGCTGACGCGCCATAAGCGATGCCTGTTGTTAGTTTGTCCATTCGGTACATGCTCTCACCTCGCTATGTTGCGGGTGCTGTGTTGAGGTAATAAAAAAGGGCGCCCGTAGGCAGCCCTTGAATTTTGTACGCCTCTGCAAAATGAGGCCTAGATATCGTTTTAAGTCCGTGGCGAAGAAACCACTCTTAACAGAGTAAATGAAAAAATGCGGACCGCGGTAGAGACTTTTTATCGAAACAACGTTAGATTATCGATATCATGATTTTCTTCGTTAAGAGGTTGAGATTAAAGTGAAAATATTTGTTAGTTGGTCCGGAAATCGTAGCAGGGCTGTAGCGGAACTGTTCAGCGAATGGTTGAAGTGCGTCATACAAGCTTCAGAGCCTTGGATTTCCACTAAGGACATTGACCGTGGCGCCATATGGTTTTCCGAAATAAATGATAAATTAAGAGATGTATCTGTTGGAGTTATTTTTTTAACACAAGAAAACAAAGATAAACCATGGATTTTATTCGAAACTGGTGCTTTGGCAAAAGGTTTAACTTCTAATAGAGTTTGTACATTTTTAATAGACTTAAAACCAGCTGATTTGCAAGACCCTCTCGCACAATTCAATCACACACTTCCAGAGAAATCAGGGCTTTGGGATTTAACTAGAACAATTAACGCCAGTATTGCAGACACCCCCTTAGAAGAAAAAATACTTGAAAAAGTATTTGATACATACTGGCCACAGTTCGAAAAAGATTTTGCGCAAGCGATGAAGGATTACCCGATTGGGGAAGTAATACCTCCTCGCTCCGGAGAAGATATTCTTTCAGAGATTTTGGACAACACTCGCTCTTTAACGCACAAAATCAGAAAACTTGAAGACGAGGTTTTCATAAAGAACACCTCTACAACGCAAATCATCAATGATGAAAAAGATGTTGAAATCTCTGAGGAATCCACCGTAACGAAAATCACCACTGAACAAGGAAACTTCATGTACAGGCGCATGCCAAACGGCAAATTTGTTAGAGTACATTTAAGAGAAAGAGACAGAAACTCAACACTGCCTGTAGATAAAAATAAGAATTAAAAAGAATTTAGCGGCAGTTTGCCGCTAAAGAAAAATTAATAATCCATTTCCAAACTTAAATCCAACATACTAAGGCATCCGTCAATAAACCCTTCGGCCATCTGGATCTCAATGCGTATGAGCTTCTCATCCTTCTTTCGGGATTTCGCAATTTTCCGCTTTGAGATGCCATAAAGATAATGTGCAACTAAAAGAGAGTGTTCATAAGGCTTACGTTTTTGAAGACGGGCTAAACATCCTTCAATGATCAGAGCATCATCATCAGTGCAAGAAAGGCGGGATTTACTCGTTTGAGGGAGTAATCCTTTAAAGCCAGCTGCAATAGGTGAATAATCGACACCAGAACTATCGTTCGCAGCCCAGCCGCCCCATCGTTCTAAAACCATCTGAATATCGCGCATGTTATCTCCACTGTTCATGCTATTACGCCGATTGCCAGCGCACGATCTAAAAACCGAAACAGCAGCACTAACTGGTCGCCGTATTTCGCTTCGAATGCCACAGGATCAGCGTGCAACTCGTCGTGATGCTCTCTGCACAGAGGTATCACAAACAGGTCGTGCGCCTTAGTACCCATTCCACCCTGCCCGTGACCTATCAGGTGGTGGGGATCGTCTGACTGTTGATTACAGCAGACACACGGCTGAGCTTTCACCCAACGCGTATATTTGTCGTTTACCCAGCGCTGCCGCTTGGGTCTTAG